ANATCGGTAAGAAGCCGTCCCCTTAACAAGCATAAGCGAAGATGTTGGAAGCGATACAACAGGCAAGGATATAAATAATATGAGTCAGTCAAGTACCTTTGGTTCCTTTCCCTATGATGGACCCGGATGGAAAAGTATTCGTAAAGAAATGGAAGAAGATTCTGTAAATAGTCCTCCTCATTACAATCGAAATGATATTGAATCTATCGAAGCAATTGAGGCAAGCATGTCTCAGGTAGAATTTCTTGGGTATTTGAAGGGGAATATTCAAAAGTATTTATGGAGGTACAGCTATAAAAATAAACCTATTGAAGATTTAAAAAAGGCTGAATGGTATCTAATAAAATTAATCCAAGAATGTGAAAAAGTAGATGCTGATAATTTAATTAATCTTTTCAATGGATTGGAAACCCCAATTGCAAACCTTTCAAAAGATTGTTAATATTTTTATTCAACACTTTATTCTTTTCTTTTTACACCCTTGATATAGGCAACCCTACCAATGTTAATCTCAGCTGCTTCTCAAAAATCTAGACCAAATCCCAAACATGATTACACAGCGTCTAAGAAAAATTCACTGATATTATGCCACCAGATTGAAAAGTTTTGGCACAATAAAGGTTTCTCCACTGTTAAAGCGTGGCCTGAAAAAGAAAAGATTAAAGGGCGTGAACACTGGACAGTAAAAAGTAATTTAAAACTTTCTGCTAATTCTTCAGATCCAACTATTAAATTTCTTTATTAATTAATTAAACATATAAGGAGGGAGTAACATGGCTGCTTTCCGTAGCAATGAAAATTCTATGTTTCGCTCTAAATTTAGTGAAACAATTTTTAAAAATAAATATATGCATGAAGGGTGTGAAACGTGGGCCGACTTATCTCATACTCTTGTTCACGATGTTTGTGATGACTACTTGAATAAAGATGAAATAGAGGAACTTATTAATTCTATTTCAGAATTAAAATTTATTCCGGGAGGCCGCTATCTGTATTATGCAGGGCGTACTAATAAATTTTTTAATAATTGTTTCTTATTGAGAGCTGAAGAAGATACACGAGAAGATTGGGCCAACCTTTCATGGAAGTCTGAATCATGTCTCATGACAGGAGGAGGAATAGGTATAGATTATTCGGTATACAGGCCGGAAGGAGAAATCCTGCGGGGTACAGGAGGGTTGGCTTCCGGCCCTATCCCCAAGATGCTAATGATTAACGAGATTGGTAGACGGGTTATGCAAGGGGGTAGCCGTCGATCTGCTATCTATGCCAGCCTCAATTGGAAGCATCGGGATATAGAAAAGTTTTTAAATATAAAAAATTGGTATGATATGTCTCTTGGAACAACGGAGTTTACCTATGGACAGATAAAAGAACAGGATTTTAATTTCCCGTGTCCCCTAGACATGACTAATATCAGTGTTAATTATGATACAGAATGGTTACTTAACTATTGGGAAACAAAGGAATTAGGTGATGTCTTTAAAACAAATGTCAAACAAGCTCTTTGTACAGGTGAACCGGGATTCTCCTTTAATTTTTTCGATAAAGAAAATGAAACGCTTCGCAATGCGTGTACAGAAGTCTGTTCCGAAGATGACAGTGATGTATGTAATCTTGGTAGCGTTAATATGGGTCGTATCGATAGTATGCGTGAGTTTAATTCCATAATTGAACTCGCAACAAAGTTTCTTTTATGCGGAACTCTTAAAGCTTCTCTTCCTTATAATAAAATAAATAAAATAAGAGATAAAAACAGGCGGCTTGGTCTTGGTTTAATGGGTATTCATGAATGGTTGATCAAACATAACTATAAATATGAAGTAACCCCTGAACTTCATGAATGGCTTGTCGCTTATAAAGGAATATCAGATAGAGTTAGCAAAAGTTTTTCTCAAAAGCTTTCGATATCCTGTCCCGTAGCAAACAGGGCGATTGCCCCAACAGGAAGCATTGGTATTTTAGCAGGAACTTCAACAGGCATTGAACCTATTTATGCCGTTGCTTATAAACGAAGGTATCTTAAAGGGGGTAATCGTTGGCACTATCAATATGTTGTTGATATGGCGGCAAAAGAGATTATTGATTTATATGATGTAAATCCAGATGATATTGAGTCAGCTCTTGACTTGGCTAATGATTATAAAAGACGTATAAAGTTTCAAGCAGACATTCAGGATTATGTTGACATGTCTATATCTTCTACAATTAATCTTCCAGCGTGGGGGAGTAAACAAAACAATGAGAATATGGTTGAAGATTTCGGAAACACTCTTGCATCTTATGCTCATCGTTTACGTGGCTTTACTGTTTATCCTCACAATTGTCGTGGAGGTCAGCCTCTTACCCCTGTTCCTTATAAGGAAGCTTTGGCTAAAGGTGATGAGGAATTTGAAGAATTTGTGGAGGCACACGACATCTGTGATATAACAGGACACGGTGGCAGTTGTGGAGTCTAGGAGTTTTTAAAATGACAATGTTTGCAAAGATTGAAGATGCATTGGCAGATCATGTAGCTCCTTTTATTTCTCAACATGGCGGTGTTATTCAATTAATATCTTATGATGAAGAAAATAAAAATGTTCATGTTAAATTATCAGGTTCATGTGCTGGATGTGCTGCCAGTGTATTCACCTTAAAGATGGGTGTTGAACAGACGTTGACAGAATTATTTCCTGATGATGTTAAAACAGTTTCTCATGAAGAAGGAGAAGTTGTTCACCCTTGGTATAATCCAAAAGAAGATTATGGAAATTGAAGGAAAGATATGGGGTACAACTTTCCCCCTTATAAAAACATCTTCTATTGAAGTTCATAGAATACATGTTAATGAAGGGGGATACTGTTCCAAACATCTTCATCAATCTAAAATAAATGCCTTCTATATACTTAAAGGTATTCTTGAAATTAAAAGGTGGAAAGATTATGATCTTGTTGATATAACAAAGTTAGGTCCAAATCAATTATCTGTTGTCCCTGCTGGAGAATACCATATGTTCAAGGCATTAACATTCGTTGATGCTTTGGAAATATATTGGACAGAATTAAATCATAATGATATAGTGCGAAAAATAGTTGGTGGTATAATTTCTAATGAAGAAAAGACTTAAAGGATTTCTAATCTGGTATAAGCTTCTTAGAAAAAAGGGAAAGTATGGAATATTAATTTCTTTTCACTCTTCTCTTTATAATTCTAAACACTGGCCTAATGGTGAAAACTCCGAATTTGTAGGTGAATATGTAACTTCTTCTTCATGGGGAGAAGCTACTACTGCAATGGAATAAGGATATGTAAGATGGTTAATAATAAAAATATGAAAGAACAAATGAATCATATGAATGTGTTGATCAAGGAAAAAGAAATACTTCAGAAACGTCTGAAGCCAAGTGATACTGGACACCTCCATACCACCATAAATGTTCTCAAGCACCGGATTGAAGAAATCCAAAATGGAATGCTGGACATTGGCGCAGACATTCATCACTTACGTAAAGCAGGGCTATAATGTCTCTTAAAACAGGGCCACAGAGGACCATACAGGGGCCTTCTTCATCCTCTCCCTTGCCACCCTACCTAAAAGAGGTAGATTCTTCACAGTCTCTCCCCATGCCTCGTGAAAAGGATTTTAACTTTTTTGGAGGTAGACGTGCCTTGATCACAGGGTTAACGGGACAAGATGGGGCTTACCTATCTAAATTGCTGTCTGAAAAGAACTATGATGTACATGGGGTGGTTCGAAGAAACAGTACAAACAATATGGAACGACTAGATAAGCTTGATATAAAGGGAAAGGTATCTCTTCATGAAGGTGACTTAACAGAATATGAAAGTCTTTGGAAAATTATTAATGAAGTGCGTCCTCATGAAATTTATAATCTTGGAGCCATGAGTTTTGTTGCAGATAGTTTTATCATTCCTGTGACAACAACAAACATTATAGCGATGGGTACACTTAATCTTTTGGAAGCTATACGACATGTTAACAGTGATTCCTACAATCCAAAGATTTATCAGGCTTCCAGTTCAGAAATNTTTGGAGAAGCTTTTGAAGTTCCCCAAACAGAATACACCCGTTTTAATCCCCGCAGTCCTTATGGATGTGCCAAGGCTTTTGCTCACCANATCTGCGTAAACTACAGGAAAGCTTATGATATGTTTATTTCCTGTGGAATTCTTTTTAATCATGAAAGTCCATTAAGAGGAGAAGAATTTGTTACCCGTAAGATTGTAAAAAATCTGACAAGAATTGCAAAACAACTTGAAGATAAAAGTTATAGTCCCTTTAAGGATGTTCTTGAACTGGGTAATGTTGAGGCAGAACGGGATTGGGGCCACGCTAAAGATTATGTAAAGGCCATGTGGCTTATGCTTCAACAAGAAAAACCAGATGACTTTATCATTGCTTCAGGATTAACAATGAAGATACGGGATTTTCTTAAAGTTGTTTTTGAAAAAATGGATTGGGATGTAGACTTCTATGGTTATGGAAAAGATTTTTATGTTCAGGATGCCAAGACAGGCAATCTTATTGTTAAGTGTTCCGAAAAATTCTATCGTCCTTCAGAAGTAGATATTCTTTTAGGACTTCCGATAAAAGCTAGAAGTCATCTGGGATGGGAACCTGAATATAATGTACATTCCCTGATAGAAGATATGATTGAATCAGAAATATAAAGTTTTAATTTTTTAAAATTCTGTCGATATCTTCTTCAACAACTTTATCACCATATTGTATTTCTATAATCAAACACGGTTTATCATATCTGTTTACAAGCTGGTGAACTTCTCCCTTCTTGACATGAAAGGTATCATGTTCTTTAAGTGTATCAACAGCAGGATACTCCAGATCACATTGGCCTGAAGCAATAAACCAATGTTCTCCTCGATGGAAGTGACGTTGTAAACTAATTCTTTTTCCGGGTAATATTTGTAATTCTTTTACCTTGTAACGAGGGCCAGAACGGAGAACAGTATACCATCCCCACACTCTTTCAATTCTTTTACTCATTTTTAAGGCTGCTTCATATTATTTCTGTGGGTGTTGTTTCGCTTTTCGAAAGTACGCATACCGCCAAGTCCTAAAAGAGCTAACGTCAAGCTCATTAATCCTTCAGTTTGAATATCAGGTAGGGCGACAGGAGTACCATTGATAGTCATGTACCATGTAGCACAGGGTAAGAATACGAATTGCCATGCTAAACCAAAAGCGCATATCCACATGATACTCGGTCTAGCCCCGGCGACAAAGATGGAAGGATGCTTCGCACTTTCCTTATTTATTTCTATTTGCCCAAGGTTGGCATCAGCATAAGCTTTACGTAATTCAAAATCCAGTTTGGTTTTAAGATCTTTATCTTCTACAAACTTGTCCAGAACCTTACCAGCAACTCCGATAATTGAATCAGCTATTCCTAATATCATATTTTATCCTGATCCTCTGTTTCTTTTAGTTCTTCTTGGACATAATTCATGAGAGACATTTTAATTTTATCAAATGTCATATAAACTTGAGCAGCTCCCAGATCTCCTGAATACCAATCTATTGATCTTCCATCTTTTTTAAAACCAATAATAACCAACCCTGTTATAGATTCATCTTCTTTAATGCGGGTATTGATATCTTTCAAGGATTTTTTAATAACTTTCCTTGCTTCTTCATCGGCAGCTTGATCATTATAATGAACAAGACGTTCTTTAGTTCTAGGTTCTAATTCTAATGGAAACTTTATAACATTTTTCTTAACCATTGATTATCTCCTGATAAGTTTTACGCTGTTTATTAACTCCACT